CAGAACATTTATCCAGGAAGTTATTCACCATCAAAAATTAAAAGCGCACAAAGGTATAGACCAGAAAGATTAAGTTGGAGTGACTAATGGCTCAGTGGAATAAAAATCGACAAGATTATTTAAATCAAGAGAGAACTCTCTTTGAAGTTTTCATGTGTGCCGATAGATATGGCAATATTGGAAACTGTGGAATAACTTCTGGTCCCACTAGTGGTGGGTCAGATGCTTTTGGTAGAATGAGAGTATCTGATACTTTTACTCTTGCTGATTATTCCCACATTTATGGTGAAGAGGTAGAACTTCTTACAAAGACTGTTGGTGCAGCATCAACAACTGAGGTAAATCCAAATACAGCATCTATTGCATTGATTGTTGGAACTGGTGCGACAGATAAGGTGATTCACCAGTCTAGAATGTATCACCACTACATGCCCGGCAAGTCTCAGTTTGTGCTGACCAGTTTTAACTTCACCGATGTAAGGGAAAATACCACGAAGAAGATTGGATATTTTGATGACAGAAACGGAGTATTCGTTCAACAGGAGGGAGACGGAACTGTTTCTGTTGTAAGACGATCATATAATACAGGAATTGCCAGTGATACAGTTGTCAATCAATCTGATTGGAACCTGGATAAGTTAGACGGAACAACTCTTTCTGGTATTGATGTAGATTTCACAAAAACTCATTTATTCGCAGCAGACTTTCAGTGGTTAGGTGTTGGTAGGGTTCGTTGTGGATTTGTCATCGGTGGTCAGATGATTTATTTCCACGAGTTTAATCACTCCAATATTGAAGAACATGCGTATTGGTCACTTCCATCTCTTCCTATTCGTTGTGAGGTCGCTAATACTGGGGCTGCTGTGGGCATTACATCAATGGAACAAATCTGTTCCACTGTAATGAGTGAGGGTGGATATGTTGAGACTGGTGTTGAGTTTGGTGCCTTTGATGGTCCAATATCATTCTCCAACTCTGGTGGAGCAACTGCTAGACAATGTGTTATGGCAATTCGTTGTAAGAACACATTTAAAGGAATTCCAAATAGAACGACTGTAAGAGTAACAGATATTGAATGTTTGAGTGATGCTACAAACTGTAGAATTGAAATTTGGAGGCTACCAAGTAATACCAACATAACTGGTGGAAGTTGGGTAAGTGCTGATGATGATTCAGCTGTAGAATATAATGTTACAGTAGGAACTAACTTTACAACAACTGGTGGAGATTTAAGACAGGCATCTTTGATTGCTGCTAATAATCCATCGGGTCAACAGGCATCTGCGTCTGTTGCTTTCAATCCAACTACTGCTCGAAGATCTTATATCGCACAGAATATTGATTCTAATGATAGTAACATTTTTGCTATTATTGTGAATAACCTAGATACTAATACAACAACGAAGGTCTTTAACACTATTCAGTGGAGAGAAACTAGGTAGGTGATTTTTTATGTCTGAGGTTTATTTGGGGAACCCAAACCTTAAGAAAGCAAATACTGCGATTGAATTTACTGAGAAACAAGTTATTGAGTTTCTCAAGTGTAAGGAAGATCCAGTCTATTTCGCTAACAACTATATTAAAATTGTTTCTCTTGATGAAGGTTTAACTCAATTTTCTCCATATCATTTTCAAGAAAAATTAATACACAATTTTCATGAAAATAGATTTAATATTTGCAAAATGCCTCGTCAAACAGGCAAATCTACAACTGTCGTATCTTACCTGCTTCACTATGCAGTTTTTAACGATAGTGTTAATATTGGCATCCTCGCTAACAAAGCAGCAACAGCAAGAGAACTTTTAAGTAGATTACAGACTGCTTACGAAAACTTGCCTCGTTGGATGCAACAGGGTATCATATCATGGAACAAAGGATCTCTGGAGTTGGAAAATGGCAGTAAGATATTGGCAGCTTCTACGTCTGCAAGTGCTGTCAGAGGTATGTCGTTTAACATCCTCTTTCTCGACGAGTTCGCGTTTGTGCCAAATCACGTTGCTGACTCGTTCTTTGCATCTGTTTATCCTACTATTACTTCTGGTAAAAACACCAAAGTAATTATCGTATCCACCCCACATGGTATGAATCATTTCTACCGTATGTGGCACGATGCCGAAAGAGGTAAAAATGAATATATTCCGACAGAGGTACACTGGTCTGAAGTTCCTGGCAGAGATTTAGTATGGAAAGAACAGACAATTGCAAACACATCAGAAGAACAGTTTCGTGTTGAGTTTGAATGTGAATTTTTAGGATCTATTAACACACTAATTAATCCATCAGTTCTTAAAAGTTTAATATATGAAAACCCAATACAGAGAAATGCTGGATTAGATGTTTACGAAGAACCAATCGAGGATCACAATTATTTACTGACAGTAGACGTTGCACGTGGACTAGGCAATGATTATTCTGCATTTATCGTTGTTGATATTACAGAATTTCCATATAAAATTGTTGCAAAGTATAGGAATAATCAAATAAAACCGATGCTGTTTCCCAGTATCATTGCAGATGTTGGAAAAGGATATAACAATGCTTGGTTGTTGGTAGAGGTCAATGATATTGGTGATCAGGTTGCTAGTATTCTTCACTATGATTTAGAATATGAAAATATCCTCATGTCATCAATGAGAGGTAGAAATGGTCAAGTTGTTGGTCAAGGATTTTCTGGAAGTAAAACTCAACTTGGAGTTAGAACAACATCTGCCGTTAAAAAACTTGGGTGTTCCAATTTAAAAACTCTTATTGAAGACTACAAATTACTTACTCTTGATTATGAAATTATTTCGGAACTCACAACATTTGCCCAAAAGCATAATTCTTTTGAGGCAGAGGAAGGATGTAACGATGATTTGGCAATGTGCCTTGTTCTTTTTGCTTGGTTAGTCGCACAAGACTACTTCAAAGAGATGACTGAGAATGATGTTAGAAAAAGGATATATGAGGAGCAAAAAAATCAGATAGAACAGGATATGGCACCATTTGGATTTATTTCCGATGGATTTGACAATGACTCAACTTTTGTAGATAAGTCTGGAGATAGATGGTTTACTGATGAATATGGCGATATGTCTTATATGTGGGATTACAAGTAATGGATTTTGATGATCAAATAGAACTTGAACACTTATTGTTCTTTGATCGTAAATGTAGAGTGTGTGGGAAAGTTAAAAGTTTATTGGACGATTACTATTTGACAAGAAGAGATAGAGGAACCTTACCATCAGCATATTCATATGAATGTAAGGAGTGTACGATAAAAAGAATAAAATCCAAAAAGAAAAAGGAAGTGATGTGGGAATATCCTGATTGGTAGATATTCACGCATGATTTCCCCACTCAAAATACCCCTTTTCCTAAATATTTTTAGATAAATTTGGATTGCGAGGAAAAACAAGATGCCATTAAATTTAGCATCTCCTGGTATTGTAGTAAGGGAAGTAGACCTTACAGTAGGAAGAGTTGATCCAACTTCTGCGAGTATTGGAGCTATTGCGGCACCTTTTGCTCAAGGTCCAGTAGAACTTCCTACTTTAGTTGAGAACGAAAAAGACTTACTGAACGTATTTGGTAAACCATATTCCAAAGATAAGCACTATGAGAATTGGCTCGTTGCTTCTTCTTTCTTGGCATATGGTGGTTCATTAAGAGTAGTAAGAGTAGACGACACTTCACTGCAAAACGCAAAGGTCGGCGCTGCTTCTAGTGTAAAGATTAAGAGTGTTGAGCACTACGAACAACTTGGATATGACGAAAGCACTATTAGCGATATTGTAGTTGCTGCTAGAAACCCAGGTTCATGGGCAAACGGTCTGAGAGTTGGTATCATCGATGCCAAGGCAGATCAAATTCTTAATATGAGCACAACAGCAGTAGAAAATACGACATTCTCTGCAGATGCAACTCCTTCCGATGGTGACATTGGAATCACAACAACTTCAATTACTGGTATTACTACCACCAATATTGAAATAGGTGATACTGTAAAACTTCTCAGTGGAGTTATTGGTTCTGGAACGACTGTTACTGGCATTTCAACTGCTAATGGGGGAACAGTTACGATATCCCCAGCAACCTTAAACACAGTATCGCTTGATAATGTTGAATTGTCTTTTGGAGCATATTCAACTACAACGACTCTTGCAGCACCTGCCGTTGGTTACGGAGTTACTCAAGCAATTTCTGCAACTCTACCAGGTGCAGGAACAACAACAGTTCTTGACGGATACCTGAAAGGTATTATCACAGAAGTTGGAAGTGGACAAGTA